CATTCCTGAACTCTCACCATTTAATGCAGAAACATTATTGTTTACTAAATTTTGTTCTGTCATTCCTGAGCTTGTACCATCATTGCCATTTCCTGATGCATCTGGAATACTCCAATTAGTTGAGAATGTAGCTGTGTTATCAAGTTTATACCACGCTGAAGGTGTATTAGTATAAGATGTAGCTGGTACTCCTGAATTGTAGATGTTTGATATTTCTGTGGTTTGGTCAGAATTCCATATTGCTATGTTTGAAAGCTCTCCATTAATTTTAAAATCAGCTATGCTTCTTGCACCAATATTTTGAACAATTGTGTTGTTACTGCTTCCAACTATTCCTGTAATAGTTTGTTTTAAATCACCATTTATATAGCAAGCAACATCTGCACCTCCATTACTTCTAACTAATGCACAATGAAACCACTCACCTGAACCAAGTGCAGCAATAATATCAGCATCATTAAATGTATTTGCACCACCACCAACTCTATAAAATACATTATTTGTGCTTGTTAAGAAAACTGTATAATAATTTGATTGTAATATACCACCCCAAACCATACCATTAAAATTAGTCCCATCACTTTTAGCCCAAAATGAAATAGTATTTTCTAAACCTAAATTTATCTCTGATGTTTCTATGTAGTTTGTACCATCAAAATCAAAACTTTGTGGATATGCTGAAACTGCATCTGGTATTTGCCAATACCCTGAGCCACTTACATCCCAGTTTGCTGATTGATCTAACTTATACCAAGCTGTTGGTGTATTTGTGTATGATGTAGCTGGTACTCCTGAATTGTATATGTTTGATATTTCTAAACTTTGGTCAGAGTTCCAAAAAACTACATTAGAAATTTCACCATTAAAATAACTTGCTGCTGCATAACCAATTCTACCTATATTAAAATTAGTAGTAAAAGTTGGTGTAATAGTTTCTATTGTTCCATTAATTGTAGCTCCTGTTAATAAAACACCATTTAAATATACTTTAAATCTATCTGCATTAGATTGAGAACCATCATAAACAACTATTAAATTATACCAAGTATTTATACTAAATAAATTATTTTTCCTATAATACTTTGTGCTTGTACCTCCATAAATTATTAAATCATCTTCAAACTTACTTACAGCCCATAATTGGCTTGCACTACTTCCAACAGCCCATAAAGTTGTTTGTGTTCCAACATCATTAGTATTAAACCATAAACTTGAAGAAAATACACTTGTTGAATTTAAAAAACTTGGTATGCCACAATCTATATAACTACCACCATCAAACTCAAAAACACTTGCATCTTCTACCGCTTCATTTGGTTGTGTAAGTGGATTTCCTGAACTATTGTCTCCTAAAGGGTAAAAGGCTACAGGAGCAGGTTTTAAAGCCATAGGATTGCCTGCACCTAATGAACTGCTTCCATATAAAGTGCTTATTTGTGTAGATGTTAAAGCGTAGTCAAAAACTGCTACTTCTGAAATGTCTCCTTCAAATTCCCTTGCAGAAGGATTGCCTGCATCTGTTCCTATGTGTATATCTGAAGATTGTGCTAATGTTGTAATATTACCTTGTGTAACATCATTATCTAAAACACCATTTATATATACATTTAAATTAGATAAATTGTTAGCATCTCCTACTGCTACAATATGTGCCCACTCACCATCAACAATAGAACCAGCAGATGATTTTACATAAACAGGATTTGAACTTCCTGGTCTAACTACAACTCTAATTCTATCCTTTTCAGATGGGTAAAATGCAAGTTTAACATATTGTGTTGTGGAAGATTGATAACTAAATATAGCAGCATAATCTTGTTGTGTTCCATCTGTTTTAATCCAACAAGAAACACTAAAAGCAGTTAAACCATTAAATAAACTTTGTCCACCACAATTAATATATTCACTTGTTCCACTAAAGATTAAACCATAGTTATCATTTAAATAAGAATCTACTCCTGCTTTGTTTGGTAATCTCCAGTTTGATGCTATGTATTTTGTACTCATAATTTAATCTCCTAATCTGTTCCAGTATTGTAAGTTTGCACTAGATGTATAATTTCCTGTATCTGTGTTTAAATCTAATACCTTGCCTGTGTTGTTGTAAGTAGCGTTGTAAATCTCTGTAACTGCATCTAAAGAAAGTGCTGCGTTCCAAATAGCTACCTCGTCAATGTTTCCAATAAATGAACTTCCAATAATTGCATCTGTAGAATTTACAATAGTAGCATTTAAAGATGCAGAACCAACATCTGTTGTCGCTGCTGCATTACCGTTTGCATATAGTAAAATTCCACTTCTATTAGATGAACCATCATAAGTAATCACTACGTGATGCCAAGAATTGTTATTAAATGCTGCTGTTGAATTTTTTTGTATGTAAACACTTGCTGATTGTTGTGCATAAAATCCTAATTTACCAGTGCTATTAATAAAAAATTGATAACCAACGTTTGAAATTAATTTATTAAATATGACTTGTGTAGAGGTTGCATTAGTTTTTACCCAAGCAGAAATACTAAAAGCATCTGTTCTTTCAAAATTTAAGATATTTCCTGCACTAACATAATTAGTTCCATCAAACTGCATACTAAAGTTATTAGCAATAAATGGAGAAGCAGTTACCGCTAATGTTTGGTCAGCACTAACACCACTAACAGTATAAGTTATAGTATAAGATTGAATAGTTGAATTATCTAAATCAATAGTACCTGTAGAAGTGTTAATACTTAAACCGCTAGGAGTAGCTGAAAATGTTCCGCCAGTTGTTCCTGTGATTGTTGGTGTTGGATCAGCTTCATCTTGATGAAATGAGCTTTTAGAATATGAAAAAGCAGCACTAGTACCCACTAACACAGTTTCACCAGCATATGAATCTGCATATACACTTCCTGCATCTATCGTGTTTTGATACTTCCCCCAACCGTTAGTGTTGTTCTGCGTTCCTTTACCCCATCCTATAGTGTTCGCCATATCTTTATTTTATAATACCCATCCCCCAAAGTTAGCAACATCATCAGGGTACATATCTGACTGTGTGTTACTGTAATACTCTGGAAATAAGTTGCTATTGTCTTTAATATAATCTATAAATCTGTTTGTATAAAACTGTGCTGTTGTTCTAGCTTTTTCTACAAGGTAATCTACGTGTTCTCTTGTTATTGCAGTACTGTTTTCAGGATTCTTTTGATATATACCACCATTTGCAATGTTTACAGAACCAAAAGGTAAATACTCTACTAATGACCAATGCAATAACATTGGTTTAATGTAGTCATTTACAAGTGATAAATAGTTTCCTGCTAGTGTACCACCTACTATATCGCTTTTTATTTTGTTGTATAAATCAGTACCTAAATAGTTTTGTATATGAATATCCTGTGCAATATTTATAAAAGGTAATAGTTTATCATTATCTATATTACCATTAGCAGCAGTAAATGTTGATATATCGTTTCTCGTTACAAATAGTGCTTTACTCATTTTTTATAGTTTGGATGATGACCATTATTAGGCATATTTACAGGTGCTTTTACAGATTGCTTACTTCCTACTGGACTTTTCTTGTAGCTCTTAGGGAATTGTGATTTTCTAATTGTCTTGTAATCACCTAAATCTTTGCTTCCTTTGTCATCTAAATTTCTAACTTTATACAATATCTCTTGCCACTTGTGCCTACAGTACACACCGCCTTTGAAACGGAATAAATCATACTTCTTGCCTTTATGCATTGGTAATTCAGCAGCTTTAAAATTCATATTTCTACTTGCTTTATCAATATCTTCTATTCTATATACTACACCACTTCTTGTTCTAGCCATCATTTCTTGACAAAACTTTCTACTTTTATTGCCATCTTTATTTGCCTTTCTGCTACCTCTTACATACTTGTATCTTACTTTATAAAAACTAGCATCTAAATATGAAAAACCATCTTCTTTGCTATCAATGCTTAATTTGATCATATCATTTGCCCAATCTTCTACACTTTCATTTTCATCATCTACATCTCTAATATCTACCATTTCCCATTCTTCAGTATCTATTATTTCACCCTCCAAACCTTGTAAAACACCATCATATATCTCATCAGGTAAATCACTCAAACAGTGCTTATGCGTTGTCATTTCAAGCTCAGCTTGTTCTTGTTCATCTTGCTTGATGCCAGTTTCTTCTTCAATAGCTTCAGCATCTTGTACTGTTTCATCAATCTCTGTAAATTCTAATGGTTGTAATGTTTTAAAATATAGATTCAATGAAATATCATTTACAGCTAGTATTTCATTCAAAGAATCAATTATTAAATCTTGATAAGGTTTTATTACAACGTTATCAAATAATAGTGCAGCAGTTTTTATCTCATCTGCATTATTGCCTAATCCGTTTTTGCCTTCACGTAATCCAATTAATAATGGTGATGTCACACGATGCGTAACCATAATTTTAGATGCACATTCTGTAGCTAGGTATTCATAGTGTTGAGGTGCATCTGCTAATGGTATGTCATCAATAGTGCATTTTTGGTCTACACTATTATTAAATGCTACAATGACTTTCTCCCCATAAGAACCTGTGAGCTTGCCCATCACTTGGTCTTTAATTTCTAATTGCTTGGTTCTATCTGGAATACCACCATTGAAGTTTATTACTTTAGTACCACTAAAACTACATTGTGCATCATTAATCAAAAAATCTGCAATCTCCTTCTCTAGTATTGCGTAAGATATTTGATAATCCGCTGGTGAGTAGTAATAGTAACCACTTACAAATCTTTTTATTATGTAAATCTCATTTTTAGCACCACTACCAAAAACGGGAAATTTAGTTAGTTTTGTGTTTCGTGTTACCTTAGTCCAATCAGGTGCATAGTAATAATTTTTAATATCACCATTTGCATCCATCTTTTCAGCTCTTAACGTCTCACG